CATCATCGGCGGACGATTCGTGAACTGCTTCCCGTCTTTCGCTTGGAATGCCATTATCCTGCTCCTTCTCGTACATCTTGCTGAGTTCTGCCTGCCAGTCGTCCGGTCCATCGAACGCGGGAACCATGGGCGGCTTGCTGTCCTGGAACGTTTGCGCATACGCCGCGCCACTCGGCGAACCGAACGGCATCAGCACTGCTCGCATTCTATCGCATTCGAGTTTGGCTGTTGCAAGCTCGATGCGCAACTGCTTGATTTGAGTGTCTTTGTCGGCGAGACGCGCTGTGTAGTCCTGACGCTGCTCGATATGCCGCGCCTCAAGCCACTTGACGTAGCGAGACGCTGTTAGCCAGTCGATTATGATTTCACGAACGCTCATAAAACTCCAAGGAATGCAGTTCTGTTGCTATGAACCAGTTGCGAGGATCAATCGTTTCATAAACGAGAAACCACCACGCAAGGTTCAGCGGCTCAGGAAGTACGCCGAAGATGAGTTCGCGTAGGGTCATGCGGTCTCCTTTGCGCATTCCTCGTCAGTTGCGCCCAAAGCCTTTTTGAGCTTGCAAAGCGTTTCCAGCTCATCGCCGCCAAGCCGATACTCTTCACGATAGTGATACATTGCCTGGAGCAGCGTCATAAGCTCGTTTTCAGATAGTTCCATGGTCAATTCTTCGCCACCTTTGCAACCAGCGCGCTAGCCTGAGTAGCCCGCTCCTGAATCTCTTCAATCGCCGCCCGATACCCGGCCTCGCACAGATCATGCACGATTTCGCGGATTGCCTCTTCCGGCCACCCCTTCGCCTTGAGGTTAGCGCGCCAGTTTCCGATGATGCGCTGCGATTCAGTCATGATCTATCCGCCATTCCGCCGCATCCAAACCATAAGCCCTAAACTACCCAAAACGAGAGTTAGGCAAATAGCCACAAAGTAACACGCGATAAACGTCATTCCGTCCGTCCTTTCATTCCCAATGCTCCGGCCTCCGCTTCGCCTTGAGGTTGGCGCGCCAGTTTCCGATGATGCGCTGCGATTCAGTCATCGACTATCTGCCTCGTATTCCATTCCCGCTGAGTATCCGCGATCAAAAGCCTCAACCAGTGAACGATTGAACTGTTCTACAGAGCCTGCATCGTAATCAGCTTGATCTGCTATCAAGTCCTTGATTTCGTCGGGGATTGTCAGTTCTTCGTTCATTCCCAATGCTCCGGCCTCCGCTCCTCGACCCGTGCCTGCCGGGCCTCAAGCTCGTGCGTAATTTTGTACTGCAATAAAACTTTAGCATAATCGTTGGGCGCTGCGGCAATTTTCTCGCGATCACGCTCCTCTTGCGACTTCCCAGGCGTGTATGCGGCAAAGCTCATTGCCAGCGTATCCCCATTGTCAGGAGAGGCAACGCCGCGCTTTTTCATGTCGTCCTTCTTTTCAAGCTGGATCTGATTCTTGGCGCTAAACGAGTATTCTGGAGCGGTCAGGTCCGTCTCAATCTCTGGATCATCGGGTATTTCCGCCGTTTTGAGCCAGTCCTTGAGCATCCCCCAGACCTCAGCCCGGCGATTGTAGTACATATAGCCATCAGTCGGCGCATGGCCACCGTGGAACTCAATAAACCGGCAAAGCGGGTGAGATGCTATCCACTGCGCATGATGGAGGTTGACATAATCTACTACGCCGCCGCCTATGCCGTCGCCATCGATGATTACGCCGCGCGGGTTATGCTCTGTAATCGCCGCCATGACGCGCATTGAGGTCTGAGGGATAGACAGACCGCGAACACGTGCCAATATGCTGAACTTTGGCCCCTGGCGCAGACCGATAACCGTTTGGTCGTCGCCGAACCGGGCAACATCCACGCTGATTATCTTCCACTCGCGCTCGTACCCTGTCGCCTTGCGCTTGCGTGCTGCCGCCACCAGGTCGCCGGGGATGAACTGCGCCGAACCCGCCCTTGGGAACTCGCCGCGCACGCGAACGCGCACAAAATCCGAGTCCTCGCCGTAATCAGCAACCCAGCCATCCATCTCGATCTTGTTTGTGCCCTCGACCGTTCGGCTGTCAATCTGGCGCGTCACCCAGCGGTGCTTGCGGCTGCCAAAGCACTCGCGGAACCGGCCACTGTTCATGGTTGGGTTGCCGTAACAGATGACGATGATCTCTGTGTCCTCGTCCGTCAGCGCGCCCTCAACGACTTCCCAAATCTTGTCGGGGATCGCTGACGCCTCATCGAAGATGACCACGATGCGTTTCCCGCGATTGTGCAGGCCAGCAAACGACTCAGGGCGCTCAAGACTCCAGGTGAGAAAGTCTGTGCGCCAGGTCTTGGCGTGGGCCTCGTCCACAATGCGAATCGACTCGCCGCCCACCCGCCACCAGTGCGCGTTTATGGCCATGCGAAACCACTTGGACACCTCTGGGATGGTTTTAGTTTTGAGCTGGTCTCCCGTGTTGGCGGTGACAATCACGCGGCAGTCATCGCACGTGCTCATTGCCCATTGGATGATCTGGCCGATGTTGGCGCTCTTGCCTATACCGTGGCCGGATGCGACAGCGATGCGCAGAGGCTTGTATCGATCTGGGCTGCGTAGATGCTGCCCGATGGTATCCAGCATCTCGGCCTGCCAGATGCGCGGTCCGGGCGACTCGGCCAGTTCGCCGCCCGGCTCCATCCACGGGAAAGCGTACTGCGCATAGCCGAGCGGATCGGCGCAATAGCGGCTTATATCGGCAATCAACTCATGCTCAGCGTTTACCATTTAGTAAACATTGCCTCAAAATCTCAAAAGGTACCAGCCCGGTAAAATCTGACACTTTATGCGATTCTAAACAACTTAGCTATTTACCATTTGGTAACTGTTTGGCTATTTATCATCGTTTCCGCGCTTTCGCGCCGCATTTATGCGCTCGGCCAGCCCGAAGGTGACCTCCCCGCTGTGCTCAATCGCCTGCTTGTCGCCGTACTTCTTGGGATTCCACTTCGCAAGCAGCTTAAGGCGAGTGTCGATGCGCAACTTACGATGTTCAACCATGTCCGCGCTCTTGATTTCTTGCGACCCATCTGGCTTTAATGTAACGATTTCACCTATTTGCGTATTATCAGCGATTTCTAGGCACTCTTGCGCGAGCTGATCTTCGCCTAAATCGCGCGCGCGTGCGAAACGTGAATTTTTCTCTTTATCTTCTAACCAATCATAAACGGTCCCGTATGAAGGCTTTGCGTCTTGACGGCAATAAGCGCGTAGAGTTTTTCCGCTTTCGATCCATGCGTGGATTTCTGGCAGATAATCGGCAGAATTGAATACTTTACCGCGCATATCGTTCTCCTGCTGCGATTATAGCGCCTTTGCGGCAACGGGTCTTGCTTTGCGTGCGTCGAGAAGTCGCTGCTGGTCTTGGGCTGCGATTGCTTTACGTGCTTGGCTGGTCCTGTAATCGTCGATGATCTGGAGGCGTTGGGCTGTCCGGGCTGTTGAGGCGGGCGCGTGGTTACTTGTCCGGTGATCCATGAGCCAAGGCTAGGATTTTCCGCCGGAAATGTCAAGCCGCCTTGCGCTCTTGGGGCAGCACTTGCAAGTATCGCAGTATCCACACAATACCCGGCGCAACCGTGGTCGGCTGCTGTATCGTCGCGGGTTTGCGCTGCTGGTCCATGCAAACAGTGTAGCACGAATCCCATATTGTGAAACGAGTGAAATGGCATATTGTTGGTTATATCTATGATTGCATTAAGTTTGCGCGCTTAAAAATAGTTTTACGATTTATGTTGCAATAATTACAGGTAATGCTATTATTACTCCAGTGGCAGAGATAAGGCCACCTGGAGAGATGAGAGATGACACAGACAATCAAGACAATCGCAACCATCGACAGCAAGTTTGGGCAGATCATCATCAATGCAGTCCCGGCACACGTCGAGGATTACTCTGGGATGTTTCCGGGCGCGACTCCCTACGATGCTCCGGCTGGATACGAGGCAATCAAAGTCAGCACCGGATACTCCTCAGCTTGCTTGCCGACGCCAGAAGACGCCCTCATCGCCCTCTACGCGGCTATTACAGCCAACGAGGCCCATAAGCAGCTTGACGCTTTGGGCTTGCGCATCCCCGCTTTTAACTCCTAACCGCAGCCGGACGCATCCGGCATGAGGAGATGAAATGAAAAAGATACTGAAGAAGATCGCAACTTTGGAGAGCGCACTTCGTTTTTATGACGAAGACGGGAACATAACCGACGTGAGTAACCTGCGCGGCGACGTGAGCAACCTGACCGG